AGAAGCTGGAAGTAAACCTTCATATAGCGAACCCCCTATCCACGATGTTCCAATTTGGACCACCGGTACCGATGAGGGATACCCGGACCTGGAATCGAGACTCCACGTACCGGATAAACTGTTTAGCAGTATCTGACAGATCCTCCCACTGGGTCTTGCCCTCATCCTGCGGCGAGAGATAGTCCATGAACGTAATAGCGATGGAAGTGGGACGATTCAACGTAATGGCGTTGTCCAGCAGCTCTTCATCCCATTCACCTATTCGGCGGATCTTGTTAGTGACGGTGGTCCGCTCTACTACCTGCTTACCAACCCTCCGAGAGATTTCCTCCCAGGTCAGCTCGTTCTTCAGCGGTCCGGAATTACCGGCTACCCGGATCGGGTAAGTTCGGGCCACCAGCAGAACCCGAGTCACCAACATAGGCGGGATACCGACATCAGCAGCAAGCTGGGTGGCGTTGGTATCATGACTGGTCACGTAGGGCCACGGACCGTGGATAAGGGACAGGCCAGATCCCTGAGTACCTTCCAGGAGGATATTCTGGCCGTTATCCAGATACTGCTGCAGGAGCTTGGGAGTATTCTCCCTCAGATACCGCTGGAGTCCGTACTCATCAGCAATATCCTTGGCCAGCTTAAACCGGGACGGATCACGGCGGATCCTGGCAATTCGAGCCGCACCGACACCCTCACCGGTGGAGCCGATGCGCTGATGCAGTTCACCTTCTGTGCCGCCCTCCTCCTCATGGAAGGATCGGTCCAGGATACCGGCATGGGCGTCGATAATTAACCGATCATCGATAGTAGGATCGACCTCCCGGATGGCCTCCAATTCCCGCAGGAGGATATCCGGGTTCACCAACATTCCCCGGCCTAAAACCATGATCGCTTCAGGGTTGGTCCAGCCGCAAGGAATAACCTGCATCTTCCGGACCTGGCCCTTATGAATGAAGGAATGACCGGCGTTAGGACCACCCGTGCGGACGTGGACGTGATAACGATTAGCCAGGTGATTTACAATGACGCCTTTACCTTCGGACCCGTATTGGGCCCCGACAATTGCCAAGACGTGACCTTTGGGCTTTCGCATGAATATACCCCCTTAACTTAATAATTATGGCGTTATCTTTATTGTAACACATCAAATAGCTGGTTGCCAAGTATTTGCTTGTTTATTACTAAAACGGTGGCAAATTTTCCTCGCCCGTCCATTCGGCCATCTGTCCCCAGGACGGTCCATACTTGATATCCACCTTCATAGGGACGTACAACTCGAACCCCGGCAGGAAATTCTCCATACCCTCCTTTATAATCGGCAGTACCTTAAATAACTTATCTTCCGGAACTTCGAAGATTATTTGGTCATGGATTTGTAGCAACATATAGGTATCCCAACCCTCTAACAGCTTATCCAGCCGGAGGATAGCCAGCCGCATCATTTCAGCAACGGCACCCTGAATGAGGTTGGAAGATGCCTTGTGGGTCGGGTTATACTGATCATAACGGCGCACCCGGCCTGTGAACATCCGAATGTAGCCACGCTCCGTGGCGACTTCCTCCGCCCGCTTATATAACCGCCGAAATCCAGGATACCTCTCATGGTATTTCTGTAGGTATTCCGCCGCTTTCTCCATCGGAACCTTTAGCTGCTCGGCCAGGGCCTTCCGACCAATACCGTAGATAATACCGAAGTTGATTCGCTTGGCGGCGTCTCGGGGAATTCCTAGCTCCTCTGCTGCTGCGCTGTGAATGTCCTTGCCGGCCAGGAGGTTTGCCGTCATATTCTCCTCCCTGGCGTAGTGGGTCCCCCACCGGATCTCCGCCTGAGAATAGTCTGCCGATACCAGAACGTATCCGGGCCGGGCCACGAAGACATCCTTGACTTTATATACCTCAGAGTACCGTGGCACCGCCTGCAAGTTAGGTTGTACGCACGACAGCCGTCCAGATATCGTCCCATGCAACAGTAAGTTCGGATGTATAACTCCATTAGAATCGCATAACTCTAAATACGGCTGGTAATATGTGGAATTAACTTTGGTCCAACCCCGGTATTCCTGGATCTTGCGAATAGCAATAGCCTTGGGATGATCCTCCGGCAGGCGCATAAGTTCCTCCTCCAAGACCGCCTTGGAGGTGCTGTCCAGTTCCAGCCACGCCTGGAGTTGTTTGGGACTGGCAGGATTAATCTCGTAGCCGGCCAAAGCCTGGATTTCCTTCAGGGTCGGCTCTATCATCCGTTCTGCCTCTTCCATGTACTGGCGGATACGGTCCTGATCGAACTGCAGACCTCTGATCTCCATCTTGGCGGTAATAATACAATAGCGGTTGACTTCCTGCCATAGGTCATATAACCGCCACAACTTCAGGTATGGGACATAAAAGTCACGCAGAGCCTTGGCCAGCTTCACATCACCTACGGCGTATGGCGCCACTAACTCTGGCGGTAGCCGCCACAAACTGCCCTTGGTCAGTCCCCTCTCCTTCATGATCTGCTCCATCTCGTCTTTGGAATCGGCCTGGCCTAGATATTTCTTCGCTAAGCTGGAGAGGGTATAGTCAGTAGCCATGTGGCCATCTGACCTCCTGATGGGTCGTCCTTGAGCGTCAAGCTTGTACTCGTTCTCATTTATCAGGTGCGCCGCCAACATCGAATCCTCAACCCGATGCGGCAACGGGAATCCATCCACCCACATAGCCTCTATGTCGAACTTGATGTTATGGTTGATGATAGTCTTGCCTCGGACCAGCTGCCGGAAATCCTCTAACCGCTCTAGAGGTAAATTGGGACCGGTCTCGTGTCGAAAAGGAAAGTAGGCGGCCACTTCACCATCGTAAACAGCAATGCCGCAGATACGGTCCCCGTGCCAGATCCTCAGGCCGGTGGTTTCAACGTCAATCGTCAATTCTGACGCTTTCTCGAATCGTTCCATTAAGGTCCAATAGCGCTCATCTACCCTGTCTACCAACATTATAATTCACCCCTAGTGCGCCGGGGGCTGGCGTACCAACCCCCTAGCGCTGGTCTGTCCCAGCTTAGAAAGGAGCCGGACCGTCAGAAGCCTTCTTGGGATTAAACCCGGTAACCGGCCCTGGACCATCAGGGTGCGGCAGCACCTTAGCAATAGAAGATCGCTCCTGGCCGTTGTAAGTATCCTTCCGGATGCTGATGATGCAACGTCGGAGCAGGGCCTCGCTCTTGGTGAACTTGCTCACTGAGCCGCCCTTGCCCAGACCAAGAGCCTCGATGGTCTCGGCAACCTTCCAGAGAGCGGACGGAATGATGGCCGTAAACAGCGGGAACTCCTTACCAGCGTGATCACCACTCATGATGGTGAACGTCCAGATCCACTGAGGATTTCCATTCTTGCTGAATCCCCTCTGCAGGTCCACCAGGACAGCGGGATAATCACCGTCCGGGATAAGATATCCGCCGCCGACCGGGGCTTCAGACAGGTCCACTGAGAACTCGTCATCGTTGTTCTTAGGGGTACTGAACGGGGTAGGCATACTAGAAATAGAATCATGCATTTCTTATCTCCTCCTTTATATTTAGCCGAAACCGGCCTTATTTACTGGTCTGTTTCTGATTGTTAGCCTCAGCGCCGGACTTCAGAAATAGTTCGTAGAGATCCGGCAGGTAGGGGTCGACCACCACTTCGCCAAGAGCTTCGGCGAACTTGACCCCACGGGTCTTGGCCTGAAAGATGCCTTTATTACGAGTGAGCATGTACCGGTGGATCTTGCCGTCCTCACCCTCGGCCTCCCACAAATACCAGACAAAGTCTACAAACCCCATGACAGCATCGCCCAACTTGTCGGTAAATGCTGGCCGCACCTCGATGGGTTCCACGTCCCCCTGGTTGCTCCTATTCCTAGGATAAACCTTCTTGGGCAGAGCGGTGATAATAACGTTAATAGGAAGGGACTTATACCAGCGGAAAATTCGTTTGAGCTGGTTGGTAGACTTGCCGTAGTCGTCCTGCCAGAACTCATCGATGTCGGTCTTGCGGGCGTTAGCGCCCTTCTGCTTAGCCTCCTTCTCAATGGCCTGGCGAACTATCTCTTCCATATTCATGGTCTGCAGCTCAGTACCGGAATCAATCACCAGTGTCTTAAACTTGGCATACTCCGGGTCCTT